CGGCTCTTCAGTTGTATTGAGTTCGTCACTCATAGCGGTTCCTTTCCCATGCGGGATGTATTCAATCAGCCATGCGGCTGTTCCCCGGCGTAATTGCCGGAAGTCTTTAGTCTTTAGGGACATCCCCAACGGGCGTGAACTCAACCAATTGGTCAAGGAAGTCCACAGCGGAGGGAGTGGTCAGTTCCCCAGTCTTCTTGTTGACGAAGAAGAGTCGGTCATCCACAGTGCGAAACTCTTGGTCATTGTCAACTAGGTATTCACGCGCTCCAGCGCTGAGGCTCCAGAACTCTGAGTTCTCCCACCCGTACTCGGCTACATGAAAGGTTCCCTGTTCAGGCGTCCAGTCAATTCCGATGACGGCTTCAACTGTGGCGCGGGCTTCTGCAAAGGTAATCATGAAGGCTCCTCGATGTATCTCAAGATAATGGCGGTCGGTTCAGCGTCATCAAGTCGATGCCACTGATGGTTCTTGCTTTTCGGGAAGTAGTGGGACAACTCAGCACCCTTCTTTCCAGTCTGAGCGTCAACGAATACAATTTGACCATCAACTTTCTCCCAGTTGATGACATGGCCAGCGCCACGAGTATTGCGCCAGTCAAAGTTCAGCATCCCGCGAGCGCCGTCTGGATACATTTTGCTCATCCTTTGCTGAAGTCGGGCTTCTGCGTTGACACTGTTTTTGACAATCGTGCTCTGGTCAAAGAAGTTGAAGATGGACTCGCCATCTGGCTTCTTCCAGACCGCTCCAATAAATTGAGAAACAACCTGGGAACGGTCTCTTAGGTTGTGAGCGCTGGCTGTAACATTCAAGCCTCTGCGCCGAAGTTCAAAGGCGTTGACTACGCGGGCGCAGTTTTCTGTGTAGCCAGGTCGGAACGAGACGGCATAAAGAGGGTTCGTGTTCTTCAGTGCTTGTTCAAGCGTATCGGGGGCATCAAGTTTAGGGAGTAAAGCCGCGTCCGCAAGGGGCGTGTCAATAGCAAGTTTTTGGTTGGCCGCTTTTGCTGTCGCGTCGCCTTGAAACTTGTCGCTCCAGAACCATTGAGAAGCCTGATACGGCCCAACAACAGGCGCAGGAGGTGTTGCTGGTGCTATTCGTGGCGCTGAAGTGGTCGCAGGAAGCCTTGTGCGCCTCTGTGCAAGCCTGTCCAGTTCTCGTGAGACATCCAACTGCCGATTTCCAACGGTCTCCCTAGCGCGACGGAGGTCGCGTTCAATCTGGTCATAGTATTCCGGGCGAACTTCCTTGTCGCCATCAAACAGCACCTCAATTGAGCATCGGCAATGGTTGTGCCACTTGACCGCGTAGTCCGAAGTCCTTGTGCTCGTGCGACCGTAGCCACCGACTGCCAGCGACTTGCAGAACCCGCAAGCGTTGAACTCAGCCACGCGCTGAACCCGCTTGACCGATTCGTCCAGCCCAGAGTTGAATAGCATGGTGTCTCGGTTGTATTGGGCTATCGTCCGCGTGATGGCATTCTGACCGGCTGAGGATGAAGCGTCGAAGCCATTGGTCGCAAAGGTTTTCATCATCTCGTTCACTACGGGGTTAGCGAGGGCAACTGAATCAAAGTTGGGAATTGTTGCTTTGTAGATTCGACCTGAAGTGATGGCGCTTGCGTATCGGGTAGAGCGGGCGTATGCCTGTCCGCCTGGAGCCTTTTCGCCGTGTACCTGATACCAGAGTTCTCGTGAAGCGTCGTAGTGGTCCATCGCGGCCACTGCGTTGACTTTGCCCCACTGGTCAACGATAGGCGGAAGCACTCGCCGGACGAAGCCTCCGAATGTTTGACGGTCAAGTTCCGCGCCAGTCAGGAACACTGTACGAGCGTTCTGCATTGCAAGGGCGTTCACCCGGGCAAGTGTTGACTGATTCCGTTGTGCCAGAAGATAGCGGGCTCTTTCGTAAGAGACCGTCTGCCCCTGAAACTCAACCATCTCTGGCAACTACTGAGCCCCTCCGCCGACGGCGCGAGCCGCGTCCGCGATGTTCTGGACTAGCGTGTTTGCCTGAGCGCGGTCTTTCTCAGACTTCAGAACTTGCTTGTCCGACTCGCTCAGTCCGATGCGGTTGTAGGTGACATCTGAGTCGGGTGTCAGCACTCCGGCGGCGATAAGTTTGACAGCCTCGTCAGCGGCGGCCGCCCGAGTTGGGGTCGAAGCGTCGCGCCAGATGGGGCGAACATTCATCATGTCAGCCGGAACTTCTCCGTCACGAACCAACAAGGCAAGGCGGGCAACCTCAGCCCAGGTGCGACCGAATTGCTTCTGCCGGCGTTCGGCTCGCTTGACGAGTCGCGCTTCCATCTGACGAATGGCATCGGCGCTCGCTGGGTTGTCTGTTTGATAACCAAGATAGGACGCGGGAATAGCGGTCTCGGCGGCGATGAGTTGCGCGTAAGCGCGAATCTGCTCAAAGTATGGGGCGGGCGAGTTTGCTGAGAACTGCCCAACGGTCGGAAGGACTCCGTCGTCGTCGTTGTAGGGGACGCCGAGGACGCGACCTTGAATGACGCTCCAGGGGTTCAGTTTGTTTCCGTCTGCGTCAAGGAACATGTCTTCCTTTGCGCCCATGATGTAGCGCTGAGGCGAGGAATAGAACTCGCGGGCAACTTCGGCTCCGAGAAGTGTTCGCATTGCTGAGTCTGTGTATGACCGAACTGCGCGAGTAATCTCTGAGCGACCGTAGGGGTCGCCGGAGCGGGGGTTGTTGATGAGTGGCGACACTGGGACTCGACCGAGGTCGTGAATGTCACGGCCGACCTCAATGAAACTAGTGTTGTAGCGCTCAAAGTAGATGGTCTCGTTTTCTAGGTACAGCGAGCCGGCTGTAACTTCCCCGAGGTCGTCTGAGTTGACCAAGACTGCTGCCGAGATTCGGCGTGAACGCATGTCATAGATGGCGGTCGCCTTCTTAGGACTTTCAATGGTGATGAGCGGGTCAGGTTCGCCGTTGCGACCTTTCCCAACGAAGACGAAGCCTGTTCCGTAGACTAGCGCGTCCTTGTGACCAAGCCCGGACTCAAGGTCCAGTTCGTTCATCTGATAAATTTCGTTGAGACCATAGTTGTCGTTGATGTAGCCCTCAAAGTCAAGGCGCTCTTCAAGAACATCCACAGCGGTTCCAGCCCATCCAACAACAGAGCGGATGAGTTTCAGGGACGGCGGGATGGAGATGTTTAGGTCTTTGAGGTGTTGCTTGCCCTCGTAGTATTGCTCCTTCACATCGTTAGACCGATGGTGAAGCGACAACTTCGTGACTAGGCGCTGAATCAGCCCTAGTTCTTCAGGAGTTAGGCTCATAGAATAGTTGCTCTCTGCGGTTTCTTCTGGCGGTCTTTAGTGGCGTGACGCGCTCCGTTGGCGAGAACGGCGCATGCGAGGAGGTCAATCTTTCGGGGAGAGTTCCTTTTCTCCTTGCGGAAGGAACCAGCCTCTGTTGCCACGGCGTTGAGCACATGGCGTTGAAGTGTTGGGTCGCCATCGTGGCCGATGTCTTTCGCGACTAGGTCAGCGATAAACTGTTGAGCCATTGGGGCGATGCGGTGATTCGTTGGCGGAATGCGTTCGACGCGACGCTTCCATTTCTGCGACCAGGTGAGAACATCTGGCTCGTAGAACGAGGGGTCACACCACAGCATCCGAACCTGATAAGTGTCGAACATTTTGTCTATAGCGGCGTTGACATCGTCCCGGGAGACAACCCAGTCGGGGTCGTTGGGGTCGGGCTCGAATACTGCCAGCACTTTCATGACGCCTGTGTTGACATCCATTGCAACTAGCCCTGTTGCGTCACCAGATACTGAGCCATCGAATCCGGCTGTTATGGTTGCGCCTGGCTTGATGCTTTCGTCGCTCAAGGCTTCTGCCCAGAAGTGCGGTGAGATAAAGTCTTCTCCTGCAAGCCTGACCCATTGGTTGAGGCGATATCTCTGGAATCCTGCAAAGCCAGCGGAACCCGCTGCTGAGATGGAGGCTTCAAAGTCTCCGATGTCCAGAAGCCCTTCAGCAAGGTTAGGGTTTGCCCTTCGCCAGATTTCTGGGTCAGTTGGGTCGTCTTCTTGTCCGGCTTCCCACCACCAGAACCCGAAGGCTGGGTCTTCAACCTCACCCTGGGCGATGCGCTTGCCGTACTCGTAAAGGCTTCCGAGGAGTGTGTCTGTGTTCCCGCCGGCTGTGGTTATTGCCACGGCAAGGGACTCGGGTCGGTCTCCGGACGCTTCAGTGAGTGCGGTCCAGAGTTCGTCGCCTCGTTGATTCGACGGTGATGACGGCCATGCGTGAAGTTCGTCAGCGATGACGAGTGATGGCCCGAGACCTTGTGCTCGCATTGCATCAGCCGAAAGTGCGCGATAGACGGAACCTTTTTGAGGTACTTCTAGGGCATCGCGGTAGACCTTTATGACTTTTGACAGTGCTGGGTTCCTCATGACCTGTTCCCGGGCTTCACCGAATACGATTCGAGCCTGGGGTCGGTCAGCGGCCGCGGAATAAACTTGTGCGCCTTCTGGGCCGTAAATTAGATGCTCAAGGGCGAGCGCCGTCCCGAGAAGTGACTTTCCGTTCTTGCGGGGAAGTCCGATGACTGCTCGCTTTCGGAGAAGCAAGCCAGTTTCAGGGTCGGTCTCAAGAAGCCTGTCTATGAGCCAGCGTTGCCAACTTGTGAGCACAAGTGGCTCTCCAGCCTTGAAGCCTCGTGACGCAGTCAGAAGAGTCTCTGAGAAGTCCGAAACATCCCGACCGCGACTGAACTCGGAGAGGGAAGGAACGAACCAAGCCGGAGCCCAGTCAGCATCAGGCTCTCGGCTAATCGTTGACCGCTTTCGTGCGGCGTTCAGTGCGACGACGCTCAAGTTCATCAAGAGCATCAGCCTGGCGAACTTCACCAACGCCGAGGCGCGAACGGTCTGTAGGCGAATAGCCTAACGAAGAGAGCCAAGCGGTAATCTGCACCCGCAAGTCCTTCAACTGCGAAACAAGTGGAGAAGTGACCTTCTGGCCGTTGCCGACAACATAGAAGCGTTCCTCTTCACCAGAGACTAGAAGCCGGCGAATCTCTTCAGCCTCGTCCTGCGCCTGACACAACATCACGATGAGGGGATAATCGACATCCAGAGAGAGCCATGAGCGTCCGGCGGTCCAGACGCGCTCCCACAAGTCAAGCCCAGCCTCAGCCAATTCAGGCGGGGTCGGGACGGAAGTTGAGGCTACTAAGCCCTCGCCGGGGAGAGGCGCATCAGGAATTGGTCGATGACCAGGGTTCCCAAGAAGCCTTTTGACCTCCGTAGGACGGGGAGGTCGCCCAGTTGGGCGTCCAGTTGTAGCCATGCGGCGATTATCTCCTTGCCCATGCGGGCGATTATGTGCCTAACCCCCCTCTGGAGTTTCGCGGGTCTCTGCACA